TTGATGAGAAACGTGTAATGATATTAGACGTTGATGAAGATGGTAAACCTATTACAGGTAGAAACTCAGGACAAATCTTATCAGATAAGAGTAGTGGTATAGAAGGATTCTCTAACACGTATACAGATTATATACAAGCAATGAGTCCTGGTGGAAGTCAACCATTTATTGTTCGTAAGATAGGAGATGATTGGGGTCTTGGTGGAGATAACGAAGGATTCTTTGAAGGTGTAGGAGACTTTGTAGGAGAATTAGCAGGTGGCTTTATTAGAACGACAGGTTCACCCTTTGATTCATTTACAGGAAGACTTGGTAGAGAATTTGCAGATGTTGTTCGTAAGGGTAAATATTTACTCACATCAGATGGACTTACATTTGGAATACAACAACTTTTATTAAATGCAAGCAATAGAACGATAGAAACAAGACTATGGAATCCATTATCTTTAGCAAGTAATAATTTTGTTGCTATACAAAGACACGTTGGAGGAAAATATGAAGATGCTATAGGTGGAATAGGAAAAGCATTAAAAGCTTTTATACCTGATTCAATATTAAGTTTATTTGACATTTTTAATATTGGAGAACCTGATGAAAAAGTAGGAGAAGGTAGAATAATAAATCAAGTTCTTTGGACTAAAGGTAATTTAGGACTTGGTGGTGATGCAGTTAAAAATATAAGTATTAGACTCCATAATCCAAATCACGCCTTTAGACTTACTTTTCCTGTTGACCCATATAAATCACCCGATGGTGAAAGGGATGTGGGAACCGGTAAAGGCGCTGAAGATTTAAGAAAGGCCTTAGAAGGTGGTGGATTTGGAAAACAATATACAAAAACATTTGTTTCAGAACAATCAAAAATAGCAAACGTTCAAGATGGTGGAAGTGTAGGAGCTAAGTATAACTTTAAAACATATGGTCAAATACCAATGGATAGTGATGACTATGGCTTTTATGAAACAGAAATTAAATCTCCTACAAAGGATGATAGTATTGATTATGGTGTAAGACCATTAATGTCTCAAAGTATTTTTCAACCTGACATTAATGGAGAAACTACACTTTATAATATTGGTGGTATTACGCCAGAGGAAGCAGCTCGACAAGTAAGAGCTGCAGATGGAAAACAAAATCAAAATGACCCTGTAAATAGTAGACCATTATCAGAAGTAGATGGTGGTTCTACTGAAAAATTAGATTTTGTCTTGTTTAAATTCAATACATTAGCATATATAGACAATGTGGCACAAGCAAGAACTTTACAATTCAGAGCAATACTAAATGGTATAAATGAAAGTGTTACTCCTGAATATCAAGAACAACGTTATCTTGGTAGACCTGATAAATATTATACGTATAATGGTGTCGATAGAGATGTTAGTCTTGAGTTTACACTATATCCAAAAACTGCTAAAGAACTACCATTCTTATCAGAAAAATTAAATTATCTTGTTGGATTAACATATCCACAATATACAGAGGCAAATTTTATGATAGCACCCTTTACTGAAATTACTTTAGGTGATATGTTTAAAAAACAACCTGGTTACATAAGTTCGTTGAATATTACCGTACAGGATAATACTACTTGGGAAATAGACGTATTTCAATTTCCAAAACATATCACTGCAAATCTTACTTATCGTGTTATTGGTAGACATCTTCCACATACTTTTGGAAAACACTATGATATACCTTGGCTACAGAAAAATGAAGATGGTTATACGTTACGTAAAGTGAAAGAAGAGATGAAACCAGGTATTTTACGTAAAGGTGATGGACCAATTGGAAAATTAACTTCAAAAATGGATACACAACAATTATCACAAGAGGCGAGTTAAACTATGCGATATACTAATACACCAATAACTAAATCTCCTGAGGGACGAAGTGTATATAAAACAACTTTTTATCCTAAGATACCAATAAGAGATACAGATAAATTTATTTATATTTCAAGAGGTCAACGTATCGATTCTTTGGCATATAAGTATTATGGAGATTCATCTTTATGGTGGATTATTTCACGTGCCAATGGTCTTAGTGGAGCAGAAATACAACCTGACCCTAAAATAGAATATAGAATACCTATAGAAATAAATCCTATATTAGCAGAATTTAATCAATTAAATAAATCAAAGTAGTTCTATGATAGGAAATCGTTTACATCAAAGTATAGTAGATGAACTTGAAAAACGTAAAAATTCGTTAAGCCGTTCAAATTATAAATTATCAGATGCAATAGAAGAATCAGATACTTTGTATGGTTTTGATGAGATGGCAGTACGAACAACTTATGTTAAGTTGATGTCACCTTTTTTTGCAAAGGAAGGCGAGCCATTACCCACAATAGAAGGTAGAATGTTAGACCCAACAATGGGTGGTAATATGACATCAGCTTTTCCATTAGGAAGTCCTGAATCATACAATCATTACAATTCTGAATATCATTTCGACTTTGAAGATGGTAGAGGGTATGTACCACCACCAGGTATCACTGCAATAAGGACAAATTATATTGGAGAGGGAGCTACATTAAATACAATGAAAGAGGCTGAAATAAGTTTAAAAGTATTTAGTAGGGCTCAATATAATTACATAGTACCAAGATTTGTTAGAATGGGAGTACCACTCTATCTTGAATTTGGTTGGACAAATCCAAAACTTGAAGCATTAAGAGTAGAACGAAATCCAAGAGAATTTCTAATATATAATCCTGAACTACATGGACTAAATGCTATTGGTATAAATTACGAAGAACTTGGCGTACACCCTACTGAATTTTCACAAGCAGTAAATGGAAATAGTGATTTATTATTTGGTGTAGTTCGTAAATATGATGCAAAATTAACGGAAGATGGTGGATTTGATATTACAATAAATATAATAACTGAAGGTCACGCATTATATGCTTCTGATACCGATAGAGATGCACATAGTAATATAAAACTTTATAAACCACCATCAGGAAAACCTGCAGGCGGAGAAGAAGATACTGAAGAGAAGGAAAAGGCAGTACCATTTCATCACGTACAAGATGTTAGAAATGGTTTGATTTTATTGGCTAAATTAAAAGTTTTAATACAAGATGATTTTGGTTTAACAGACATATTTGCAAATGATTTTAAATCAGGTGGTTATAATGAAAAGTCTACGGATAAGATACCACAATCATCTATATTTTATATGAACAAAGAGAAGGATAGTGTAGATTTAGTAAATGCATTAAAAAAACATCCTGAAGCTGAAGTTGTTGAGGTAAAACAATTCACAAACACATCACCAACCGTAGGTTATTATTCGGGTAATGTGTTAAGTTCAGGAAGAGACCATAAACAACACGATTATATAATTGTCTATTTTCCAAATATACCTGATTTAATCATCACGTTAACAAGAGCAAAAGATGAATTAACATTCACTTATACTAATCTTGATAAGGGTAAAGAGACAGCCGAAAATAAAAAAATGTTAGGGATGAAAATAAACTATTATATTTCAGGTAGATATTTAGAAGATAATGTTTTATCAAGATTGTTTGGTACGGTAAACAATAGTGGAAATTTGATTTCAGGAGTTAGGTCTCTTTATGCTGATAATGGAACTACTATTTTAAAAAGTAATAGAATGTTAACACATAAAATTTTAATTCCTAAAAACTTTAATGACATTCTTGTAAACACAGAAGCTATGCGAGCAGTATTGACAAGAACCGCAACAGGTCTGCATAAGTTTAATGAAGACTTCACAGCTAAAAAGCAGTTTAAAAATTTTTCAAAGGCCTTAGCTGATGTATTAAATGCACATCCAAATTTTATTGATATGGAAACACAATCAGACTTAGGCAATGCAGACGTAAGAGATGATTATCCACAAGACCCAAATCACGTTGTGGCAAGATTAAGACATATGTTTATAAATGTTGACGTAATACAAGAAGCATTTTTAGGTTCAGTTAATAAAGATTTTTGTAGTAGACAAGTTTTTCCAAGTAATGCTTTTGTTAGTAGAAAAAAAGTTGAAGGTATTGGTGCTGATGTAGATTCTGAAATGTTACCAGCATATGCTTCATATAATGTTGAATGGTTAGGTAAAGATGAAATAAATTTCTTTTTTCTTGAACGAGAAAAAGTCTTTCATCCTGATGCGTGTGTTGATTCTGTAAAAGAAGGATTAGATAATCTCTATAGTACAATTTCATCTAACTTTCATAATTTTCCAAATTTCGAAGTAGGTGGTAATCCACATTTACCAGGATTTTTACAAGTCTATGATTTACGTTATAGTAAACCTGATGGCTATTATGAATTTGAAGTGTTTAGTAAAGATTCGATTGTTAAAAATTTAGAGTTTAATAGTAAGGTACCAAGAAATGTAGAATTGGCTGCAACCTTTGGAGCAAGTGTAAGTAATGTTAGTGACGGTTTAGACTCTATTTTAGGTGGAAGAAATGCAGGTGTATGGGATGATTTATTACATGGATTAGATAGAAGTATAAATAAGATAGAAGTAAAAGACCAAACTAAAATGCGAGGTATGTCTTTTAATTCAAGTGAGTATGTAAAGAGTACACGAGAGTCAATTGGTGAAGGTTATGTAAAAGCTGTACAAGAAGCGGCAGCTGAACAAGGACAAATATCATCATTACAATATGATGCTAACCCAATGGGAAGTGTAAATGTAATGCTGACAGGAGATGAAAGTGGAACTACTATGGCTGAAGCTATAAGAGATGAAGCTAGCGTAGTAGAAGGAGTTAATGTAGCAGCCAAAGCATTTAGCAATTTAAAAACATTGAAATTATCAAATTCTGATACTCCGCCACCATCAATGTATGGTATCCCAAGAAATTACATCCACAGAAAAGATACTCCAAAAGTTGAACAAGAAGATGATACGGAAAAGGCTGTTAGAGAATTATATCCAAACATAAACGAAGGTTTAGCACAAATGTCTGATATGGTTAATAGAATATTTTCACTTAGTGGTGCAACATATGTCGAGGAAAAACTTGTAAAAGGTGGGGAAATGACTTCTGTTAATGCTGAGTTTGGAACAATTAAAAATCCTCAAGTTTCTCATAATAAACTTCATAATTCTACAATGCAATTCACAACAACAACTGCAGAATATGTTGGAGGTGACGGCACTGCTCAATTATTAGCTTTTGGAACTCATTCTGATTATCAAGGATATATTGATTATATAATTTATCAAGATGAACAAAGTGCTTTGAGTGCATTAGCAGGAACTATTAGTTATTTTGAATTAAGTATGACTATTGATGGTATAGCAGGTATATTACCAGGAGAAGCATTTACTATAAGTTATCTACCTGATTTAATTGGTGATTATTTTTATTTTATCGTTAAGAACGTAGAACAGACTCTTACAGAAACAGGTTGGGAAACCACTATAACTGCACTACAAAGAAGACGTTTTAATACTACGGTATCATTGAATACAATGGAAAAACAAATGATTAAGTTGAAAAAGGTCGAACAAAAGAAGATTGAACCTAAAAAAGATAAAATTGACCCAGGATTTCCACCAGCTGATGATAGAATACCTCCTGAACTTGATAATGCTGAACCAATAATAGGAACAGATGAAGACCAAACAACTGATATTATCTTTCCTCCTCCTCCATATCCAGCAGCACCAACATCTTCATATGATTATGATGCAGAGTTTGATTATGAATTACCATTAGACAAGTTAGAATTTGAAACCTTTAAGTTCGACCCACCACCGCCAAGACCATTTTTACCATACTCCTTTGAAGAAAGTGATACGGCAGAAATTATTATGGAAATGACAGATGGTCAAGTATCAATACAAGGATTAGAAAATTCACCAACAAAAGAATTTTCAATATATCCTAATGGAGAACCAAATGCAGTTCCTGTACAATTTAGTCTTGGTGTAACTGACATATTAACAGATAAAGAATTTTGGTCTATGGTCAACGCATTTGAAGTACAATATGGACCAGTTGGTTATGACAAAGATGCAATCAAATCAATGTTAAGAGAAATATATGAGGGACCATTAACAATAAGAGGTGGTAACTTTGATTTTGCAAATAAAAAATTTACAACTGAAGAAAGACTTGGTGATTCTGAGGCAGCAATGGGACAATGGGACCAAGCAAGAAATTTTAATTTTTATGTTGCAAAACGTACAACACCTGAGGGTGAAACTATAATGGAATTATTAGATAGAATGAATAAGGCTCAAAAGTCTATTGGTAATGACCCTAAAAATACGATGAAGGATAGTGTTGGAGCAAATAATGAATATTATGACGACATTATCTATAAGATATTAACAGAACCTGAAAGAACTAAAATAACCGTTTTACCAGGTAAAAAAGTTGAACCTGAAAAGCCACCTGAACCAAAATTACCACCACCGCCGCCCGAAGAACCCATAACATTAGAGACGGCAGCAAAAGACCCTGAACCGGAACCTAAACCTGAAAAGAAAGAACCACCTGTACCAATAAAAATGGGTTCTGCTTATGTTTCAGGGTTTAGAGCTCCTGAATTAGATGATGGAGGTAAACAGCCAACACCTAAGCAAGATGCAGCTAAATTATTATTAAATAGACCTGGTGACCCATTCTTATTTTATAATAATGGTGAATATGATAATGACTTGATATACGATATCGTGAATGGTTGGAGAACGAAAGATTCAGCTAAAAAAGGTGAAAAGTACAAAGCTAAAGACGAAAATAAAGCTATAAACAGATGGATTAGGTGCTATTTCTTTGATTCTTTTTTACATCCACAAGTAAAAGAAGGTGAACCACGTGATTTTAATGTTATAGCACAAAATTATAGAAGACTTATGTCGGAAGATAAATTTAAAGCTGTAAGAGAAATGGACTATCGAGCAACAAGAGCAACAATAGATGGTTTACCAAAAATATATCCTAATGCCTTGTATCAAGGTGAAAAACGAGAAAAAATAATATGGGGAGGTCAATACTTTAACAAGGCTTCTTAAACTATGATAGACTATGACAACATAAGAAAAATACATAGTGATACGGTACGTGTAGTTACTGATGCAGGAAGAGTACCAAATAATAGTACATTTATTTATGCTTCAAATGGATTTTATGTTAAAGCAGGTACTCCTTATCACATACATTATACATCAGATTTACAAGAACATTTTATGACGGGTGCAAAACATAGTATTACTTCAAGAATAATTAAAAAGGTAAGAGAAAAGACTAATTTTCAACTCTATACTGAAAATCGTGGAAAAAAATATACAATTTTGGAACCATTACAAGTAAAGGGTACACCAAATTCAAATGATTATATCGAAGGTTTTTTTGTACGTTATTTTGCATTAAAATTAGATAGTGAAGATGCGCCAATAGAAGTAAATGCAGATTTTGAATCTCCTCTATATGATGTACATAAAATAAATTGGGTTATAGCTGGGTCTAAAACTGAAGTTAAATATACAAATAATAGAAGTTCTAAAGAGTTTAGATTACGAAGTCCAAGATTTAAAAAGATTTTAACTAATCCACTTGAGTATTACATTGAACCATTTAAAAGTGAGTTTCAAGAGACTTTAGAAAAATTAGGATTAGGAAATGTAAAACGAGATAAAGATGGTAACATAATGAAACCTGAAGCAGGTAATGCTCCTATGAATACAGAAGAAACTACGACAAGTGGTACATCAATATCACAAACACAAAATCTTCCTTCAGGTTTTAATGCTGGTTCAGGTCCTCCACCAGGATTTGGAACAGGAGGTAGTGGTGGCGGAGGAGGTGCCGGAGGCTACTAAAAAACACTTGACATTATCAATAAAAGGTTATATATTAACACGTGGTTATAATAGAGAAGTACACCCAATTTGAAACCTTTAGTGAGGAATATCACTCTTCAGATTGGGTATTTTTACATTTTATAGGAAGTAAGAACAAACATCCATTAAACGATTATCCGTTAATGTTATACGTACGGACATCAAACGATAATGAGTACATTCTATCTTTTGCACACGATGAGGCAGCTGAATTAACTTTAGATGCATTGACATATTTAGATAATGATAAACCAAAATATGTAGCAGATATTAAAGCAGTATGTCACTTTACTAACTTTCGTAATGTTATCGATTTACAACAGGCAGAATTTCAAGAACACGGAAATTTAATTGATAATCAAGTCTTTTTAACTACATCGCATAGATTCTTTTATTCTAAAGGTATGAATAATTACGTGGTTCCCTTAATGAAACATTTAGAATGTTGTCAAGATTTATTCACTAATTATAAAGAAAATATTGGAGTTGAATATAATGACTTTTATCGTGATGCCAATAAAGTATTTGCAGAGGTCGAAAGAGCAGGCTTATACGTAAATCCTTTAAAGGTTCCAAGAGGTCAGAGCGATAATATCTCAAAAGATTATTTGATGTTTACTAATTATAATGTATTGACATCTACAGGTAGACCAAGTAATACTTATGATGGACTTAACTTTGCAGCATTAAATAAAAATGATGGTTCACGTAAAATGATAGAAAGTAGATACGATGAATTGATTGAATTTGACTTTGATGCTTATCACGTAAGATTAATTGGTAAGATTATTGGTTATGACTTTGGTACTGAAAGCGTACACGAACATTTTAGTAAATTATATAATGTGTCTTATGAAGAATCAAAATCAATGACTTTTAAATATTTATATGGTGGTGTTCCTGATGATATAGCAAAAAATCACGAATTTTTTGGTAAAGTTAAAGATTTTTACACTAAATTATGGTCACGTTTTAACAGAGATAAAGTTTTCTTAACTGATATTTATAAGAGAAGGATTACGTTAGACGTAAAAGAGTTTTATCCTTCAAAACTTTTTAATTATATGATACAAAGTTTAGAAACAGAACGAAATATCGTAATATTAAAGAGTTTATTAAAAGAGATAAAAGACTTTAAGAGTAAGTTAGTATTATATCATTACGATAGTTTTTTATTTGACTATAATAAAAACGATGGAGATAAATTTGTTGAAATTGTCCAAAAAGAGTTACAGAGAGATGGATTTCCTGTCAAGATGAAACGAGGTAAGAACTACGATGAACTCATTTGATAAATTACTTACCGAAATATCTTGGTTATATGATAAAGGGTATCCTGATTTCAGTATAAAAGAAGATAGAGAAGCATTATATGATTATCTCTTATCCATAGGATTTCCACATTCTGCTGTTATAGAATTATCTGAAAGATTTATTAGAGAAGAGATTGATGATGAAACTATAATCAAATATAGAGATGAAGATGGTGAATCAAAAGAGATGAAGGCAGGTTCTGCAAAAAGGCAAGATAAAGACCATCCAGCAAAAATTGAATATGATAAATTAAAAGGTAAAGATGATGATAAGAAAGAAAAACCTAAAGGTACGGATGTAGTAGGGTTATCAAGAGATGGAGAATCTGAACCAAAAGCAAAGCCAAAAGTAGAACCAAAAGTAGAACCTAAAGACGAACCAAAAGATGCAATTGACGCTAAGATAAAAAAACAACAAGAAGAATTTAAAGAAAGGGGTTTAGATGAGTTTGCTAAACCTACAAAAAAACCTGAAAATCCTAATTTAGATAAAAGCTTTACAACAGGAGGCCAACATAAGGTACACGATGGACTCGATAAAGTTGATAAGGCAGTTCAAGAGTCGGAGGCTATTCCTGATGAAGATAAGAAAAATATAACTTCTACTATTCAAAAGATTAAAGACGGAAAAGCAGAAACGATATCACAAGATGAGATAGATTCAATGAGAAGATGGGTTGCAATAAAAGACCAAGAAGGACGACCTGAAGGTGCGGACTTACGTGCTGAATTTTACTTAGCAGATGTAATACCAAATGATTGGAGAAAAGGTCAAGCACCAAAATCTAAAAAACAAGCAAGAAAATCAATACCCCTTGTAAATAAAGTCCAAGAAGGCTTATATAATGAAATCAAAAAACTTGCAGATTCAATTGGATTAAAAAGTCAACCGCCTGAAAATTCACGAACTTCTGCAAAAGGAATGGCTCCTACAGAAATAAATAAAAAGAGAAAACCTGAAAAAATTGATGTAGGCAGAAAAGATGGTAAAGTTGTAAGTGCAACTATTGCAGGTCAAACACATACGAAAAAGTCTGTACCAAGAATAAGTGATGTAGAAAAAGCTTTGATAGGAAAGGGTGTAGACTCTAATGATGCACGAAGACAAGCGAGAAAAGTAGTATTAGGTATACAAAGATATAATGACCAAATAGATTTATTAGCAGAGACAGCTGAAGCAAATCCAAAAGGATTAGAAGTAGTTGATTATGGTGATACAAGCACTACTGAAGGTAAAAAGAAAGCAATCAATCAATGTTTACAAGACTTAGGAAATACATTAGAGAGAAAATTAGAAAAAAGTATACCTCCTCACCCACCATTGACAAGAGAACATTATGAGTTAACAGAATTAATCAGAAATATAAAAAATCCATTAGATGACCCCGAATGGGATAACCTATCATTTGAAGAAAGGCAAGAAAGAGCAAATAAATTTAATAAGGAAATGGGCCAAATATTAGTAGAGATGAATGCTTTGGGTGATATGCAAACTTCACGTGCAGAAGTAGCAGAAGCTATAACTTATATGCACAGATTATCACAAGGGTTTACTGCTATTATGCCATCATCTGAAACTTTTAAAGTAACTGATGTTTATGCTATAAAAGACCCAGGCGATACAAAAGACCCTAAAAAAATAGCAGAATCAATACAACAAGTATTAGTTAGTATTGAAGTTTCAGGCGGTGAGAGTGTAAAGTTTGAAGGAGGAGCAAGGTCAGCATCTGCAGGTAAAGTATCGATGACCGTTTATAAGAATAAAGGCACACGAAAATCTATAAATGATTTACTTGACACGTATAGTAAGATTTACAGAGGAGACGATTACCCGCCAAGTGATGAAGTTATAAAAGAGTTAGATGATGTAAGAGATAAGACTAAAGCTCAAGTTATAAATGATGGTATTATGTCGGAAGAAGAATATGATAAGATTTACGAAGATGGGATGAAAACAGGTGAAAAAGCTTTTGATGCAATGGCAAAGAAAAATAGAATAAAACTTGAAGAGGCAGGTTTTACTGAAGATGACTTGCGAAGAGTTAGAGATAGTTTTATGAAACATTGTGCGCACGGAAAAGTAATGGCTGAAATAAATAATCGTGATACTGAATATAATAAGTTCAATAATGTTGCTCACAAAATATCAAGATTTAAACAAGATAAAGAAACAAAAGAAGTTATTAACAAAGGTGAATATAAAACCGTAGAAGCAGATGGTATAGATGTTATATCAGGTATGAATTTTAGTTGTGACCAAGGATTTACCGTTGCAACACCACCAAAGAAAAAGATAAGTCCTGAAAACACTAATCCATCAGCAATCATAGCTTTAGACTCGCAGACGGGAAAAAAAGTTAACTAATGATAGATTCACAACTACTCTGCACTTTCTCTAACAAGAAAGAACTTACTGAAATGGTCCTTATCATCAAAGAGTCTGCACCTCTTTCTATGAAGAAATTATACGTACTACAACGTGTGGATAATCAAAATGAATTAATGGTAACATACAATGTAGTAAAATCAGAAGTATCAAGTTTTTTACCAAATACAATTCTACTACATAGAAAGAAAGAAACAAATACATTGTATACAATCAATGCAGTTAATCATATCATTAGAGATGCAAACAACGGAGTATTAGATACATCATACAGATTACAATGGGAAAACTATCGTAATTCAATATTATTGACAAATAAAGATGGTCTAAATATCATAAACACACGACTAAAAGAAATTATCGATTTAGAAAAATAAATTGATGTTTTGACTTTTTGATTCATATTTATATATGAATGGTTACACAAGTAACAATTAACAAATTAATAATTAACTATTAGGAGATATTAAATGGATATTACAGCAATTCGCAAACGCTTAGAGCAACTTCAAACTTCTAACACGAAAACATCTAACTTATGGAAACCACAACCTGGTAAACAGGTAGTACGTATTGTCCCTTATCAGCACAATAAGGACAATCCTTTCCAAGAGCTTTTCTTTCATTATGATTTAGGTGGTAAGACTTATCTTTCGCCAATCACTTATGGTCGTCCTGACCCGATTGAAGAGTTTGCACAAAAACTACGTTCAAGTGGTAACAAAGATGATTATCAGATAGCAAAAAAACTTATGGCTAAAATGAGAACTTTTGCTCCTATAATTGTTCGTGGTGAAGAATCAGAAGGTGTTCGATTTTGGGGTTTTGGTAAAATGGTTTATCAAGAACTCCTATCTGTAATAGCAGACCCTGATTATGGTGATATCACAGACGCTATGAATGGTCGTGATATAACGGTAGAATTTACTTCTGCTGAAGAAGCAGGAAAGAACTTTCCTGTAACTACTATTAGGGTGAAGCCTAATCAAACTCCAATCACAGAAGATGATAAACTTCTTGATAAGTTGTTGAACGAACAACCTAACATTCAAGAAATGTATCAGGAGCGTTCTTATGAAGAACTTACTGAAGTTCTTAATAATTGGTTAACTCCTGCTGATGATGAGAGTGAAGATACAGGTGAGTCTGTAACTACTGAAGTTCTTTCACAAAAGACCGTAAAGGATACTTCAGAAGCTTTCGACCAACTCTTCAATAAATAAAATAACACAAATAGGGGCGGGTCTTTACTCGCCCCGTTTTGATTAAGGAGTTAGTATGTCTGACACTAAAGATGGTTTGGCTAATATCTTAGCCGATAGTCTGAATAAGAAATTCAAAAACTATAAAGTAGCATATTTTCTCGATGGTAGTGATTCAACTCCTACAGACATTCGAGAGTTTTTATCTACAGGTTCGAGTCTATTAGATTTGGCTATTTCAAATAGACCTAATGGTGGTATTGCTGTTGGTCGTATAACTGAAATCAATGGATTAGAATCAAGTGGTAAATCTCTACTCGGTGCTCATATACTTGCAGAGACTCAAAAGAAAGATGGTGTTGCAGTTTATATAGATACTGAAACAGCAGTTAGTGAAGAGTTTTTACAAGTTATTGGCGTTGATAGTAAGAAGATGTTGTATCTACATTTAGAAACCGTAGAAGACATTTTCGAGGCTATCGAAGAGATTGTTACTAAAGTTCGTGAAAGTGATAAGAATAGATTGGTAACTATATTAGTCGATTCAGTTGCTGCGGCGTCTACTAAATTTGAGATTGAAGCAGACTTTGACAAAGATGGTTATGCTACACACAAGGCAATCATTATATCAAAAGCACTTCGTAAGATTACTCAGATGATTGGTAGACAACGTGTAGCACTTGTATTTACTAATCAGTTAAGACAAAAACTTGGTGTTATGTTTGGAGACCCTTACACAACATCAGGTGGTAAAGCACTTCCTTTTCACGCTTCAACAAGACTTCGTTTAAAGAACAAAGGTCAAATAAAAGATGCACAAAAAAATACTATCGGTATGACTATAACTTCACAAGTTATAAAGAACAGATTAGGTCCGCCTTTGAGAAGAGCAGACTTTCCTTTGTACTTTGATAGAGGTATCGATGACAAAGCATCTTGGTTACAAGTGATGAAAGAATACAAACTTGTTAAACAAACAGGTGCTTGGTATACTTTAGACTATAAAGGACAAGACATCAAATTTCAATCAAAAGACTTCGAATCTATCTTAGGAGAACACGAAGGACTTGAAGAAAAGTTATACAATGAAATTTGTAACGTTCTAATTTTAAAGTATGATACTTCAGCACTTGGATTAGATGATGTAGTAGAAACTGATAAACCTGTAGATGATATAGACGAGTTATGATGAAGATATTAATTACAGGTGGTGCAGGTTTTGTTGGTACAAATTTAATTTGTAAACTTATCAAAGAACAACCTGACACTCAAATTCAAGTTTTAGATAATTACTCAACAGGGTCTCCTTTGAATATTATCGACAATGATAATGTAACGTATCACGAGTTTGAACTTACAGATTATTTTTTCGATAAACACATAAACTCTGTTTTAGGTGATTGGAAACCTGACATCATATATCATCTTGCTGCTTTAGCAAGAATCCAACCATCGTTTAAAGACCCTCAAAATACGTTTGCAGCTAATGTAGTTGGAACACAAAACATATTAGAGTGGGCGAGAGTAAATGGAAATACTCCTGTAGTTTATGCAGGTTCAAGTTCTATTCACGGAGACCACTTTGCAAATCCGTATACTTTTTACAAGTATAGTGGTGAGTTGTTGTGTGAGTTGTATTCTAAAGTATATGACTTGCCTACAATTATAACGAGGTTCTACAACGTATATGGCGACTATATGATACCTTCTGAAAGCGCATACTCAACGGTTCTATCTATATTTGATGAGTTGAAAGAACGTGGCAAACCATTAACGGTTACAAATGATGGTGAGCAAAGAAGAGACTTCACTCACGTATTAGATATATGTAGTGCTTTGATTGCTTGTCAAGGAAGAACTGATTTGAAAGCAGAGTACTTTGAATTAGGTACAGGTAAAAACTATAGTATAAATGAGGTTGTTAAACTATACAAATCTGATAGTGTAAATATAGGTGAAAGACCTGGAGAGATGCGAGAGACTCTATGTACAGACACGAAAGCATACGACATATTAGGATGGAAACCTACTCATACACTTGAAGAATACATAGCACAAAAAGTAAAGGAATACGATGAAAAAACGATATCTGAGTTTGCTTGATGAGATAAAAAATAATCCATCCGAGCCAATAAAATTAAATGACCATGTGTTAGTAATAGATGGTCTAAATAATTTTATCAGATGTTTTAGTGCTATACCTATGATGAGTGACAATGGTTATCACATAGGAGGATTGATAGGATTCTTGAGGTCATTAAGTTATATAATAAAACTTATCAGGCCTACAAGAATCCTAATCGTCTTTGATGGAAAAGGTGGTTCACAAAAAAGAAAGAAGTTATTTCCTGACTACAAAGCAGGTCGTGCTTTTAAATCTAAATTAAATCGTAGAGTAGAGTTTACAAAAGAAGGTGACGAAAGAACTTCTATGGTACAACAGATGTCAAGGCTGATGGAGTACTTAGAATGTTTACCTGTACAAACTTTTTCGCTTGACAATATGGAGGCAGATGATGTAATTTCATATGTAGCAAATAAGGGAAAGTTTACCCGTTGCACCATAATGTCTACTGACAAAGACTTTCTACAATTAGTAGATGATAGGATAAATGTATATAGTCCTTCAAAGAAGAAGTTATATAATACTGAAACTTTAAAAGAGGAGTATGATATACATCCTGAAAACTTTTTGATATACAGAATGGTTGATGGTGATAAGTCTGATAATATTCCAGGTGTTAAAGGAATAGGTCTAAAGACTTTGATTAAGTTATATCCTGAAATTTCTACAGAAGCTATAAGTTTGAAAGAGTTAGTTAGCAGAGATAATAGACTATCAGAAAATTTAGATATTTTGAAAAGAAATTTTGAATTAATGGATTTGAAAGAGATACTTATAAGTGGTAATGCGAAACAAAAGATTCTTGACTTTGTTGAACAAAAGCCGAACTCTTTAAATAGTTTCAAATTTCGTCAAATGTATTTAGAAGACGGATTCTCAAATGAGATTCAAAACTTAGAAGTATGGTTGAGAGAAAGTTGGTCAACCTTAGACACACTCACACGTAATGGGTAGAAAAGTAAAATATAAAACTGAAGAAGAAAAACGACAAGCACAATTAAAGTGGTCGCAAAACTACTATCTAAAAAACAGACAACGAGTTTTAGATAATGCTCGTAAAAGATATTTGAATAAAAAAAGTGAAAAGTTAAAGAAGGAACTCTATGGCGAGTAACGAAAATTTAAATCAGTATAGTCCTACATTTCAAACAAAAGTAGTTTCATCACTATTAAGTGATAATACATTTACTGCACAAATATCTGATATTATGAATCCTGATTATTTTGAATCAGATTCTAATAAGTTTTTAATTAAAACTATAATGGAATATTTTGTAGAGTATAAAACGGTTCCTACACTTGAAGTGTTAAAAGTTAAAACAGATGAAATACAAAATGATGTTTTAAAAGTAGCAGTAATTGAAAGTTTAAAAGAAGCTTGGAGAAACATTGAAGCTACAGATTTAGATTTTGTAAAAGAACAAGTTCTTGATTTCTGTAAAAATCAAACTTTAAAAAATGCTATTATACAGAGTGTTGATTTACTTGAAGGTAAAGATTATGATAGTATAAAGAAAATTATTGATGATGCTTTACGTGCAGGTAGTGATAGGAATCTTGGTCACGAGTATTTAATTTCACTTGAAGAACGACTAACTCAATCATCAAGAGATACAATCAAAACAGGTTGGAATACTATTGATGAAGTTATGGATGGTGGATTGGCAGGTGGAGAGTTAGGAGTTATTGTAGCTCCTGCGGGTATTGGTAAGTCTTGGACTCTTCAAGCATTAGGTGCTAATTGTGTTCGTGCAGGAATGAGTGTAGCACATTATACATTAGAATTAAATTCAAGTTATGTTGGACTAAGATATGATACAATATTTTCAGGAGTTCCAACAGGTAACTTAAAATTTTATCAAGAAGATGTACAAAAGAAATTATCAGCATTAGAAGGTTATTTATTAATAAAGTATTATCCAACAAGAACAGCATCAGTACAAACACTTGCGGCTCATATCAAACAGATGGAGTTACAAGGTAAACTTCCTGATATGATTCTTGTTGACTATGCTGACATACTAAAACCTATTGGTAACTTCACAGAACGAAGACATCAACTTGGTAACATATATGAAGACTTGAGAGGTATGGCAGGTGAATTTGATGTTCCTATTTGGACTGCTTCTCAAGCAAATCGTTCAGCACTTGAAGAAGATGTAATTGATGCAAGTAAAGTAGCTGAAGATTATAGTAAGGTGATGACTGCTGACTTTGTTATGAGTATGAGTCGTAAAGTAGAAGACAAGATAGCAAACACAGGTAGATTTCACGTAATCAAAAACAGATTTGGTGTTGATGGTATTACATTTCCTGCAACAATAAATACTAATACAGGACACATACAAATATTCGACAAACAGACTCAACAAGGTAAAGACGTGCAAGGTAAGATGAATAATCACGATGAATTTTTACGAAAAACTCTCGGTCAAAAATATAAAGATTATAAAACTAATAATAATGATATGAAAGGGTTTGATTAAAATGAATATATATTCTAATTATAAATGTTACAAGGCACAAAGTAATAAGGATACGTTAAATGGATAAATTCAAACTCTCAGACAATTTTATTAATAGTTACAAACGCAAAAAAGCACCATTTGGTTTTAATGGTCTTGGCGAATTAGTTTATATGAGAACCTACTCAAGAATCAAAGACGATGGTAAGAATGAACGATGGTGGGAAACGGTACAACGTGTTGTAGAGGGTACTTACAATATGCAAAAGAATTGGATTGAATCACATCAATTAGGGTGGAATGCGTGGCAAGCTCAAAAGTCTGCTCAAGATATGTATGAGCGTATATTTCAAATGAAGTTCTTGCCTCCCGGACGCGGTCTGTGGGCTATGGGTACACCAATCACAGAACAAAAGGGTTTATATGCCGCCCTAAATAATTGTGCCTTTGTATCAACAAAAACACTTAAAGAAGATTATGCTAAGCCATTCTGTTTCTTAATGGATGCGAGTATGTTAGGTGTTGGAGTTGGATTCGATACAAAAGGTGCTGGAGAGATAATAGTTAAAGGGATAGACAAAGATAAAAATAATCAAGTCTATGAGATACCTGATACAAGAGAAGGTTGGGTAGAATCAATGAAACTATTATTAGAAAGTTACTTTCACGGCTCTGCTCCTGTAGAGTTTGATTATACAAAGATACGACCTGCAGGTGAACCTATCAGTGGTTTCGGTGGAGTAGCAAGTGGACACGAACCATTAGAAGAAGTACACGAAGACATAAGAAAAGTACTTGAAAAGAATAGTGGAGACCCTATTACAATAACAACAATCGTAGACATAATGAATCTGATTGGTAAGTGTGTCGTAGCAGGTAATGTTAGAAGAACTGCTGAGATTGTATTTGGAGACCCTGATAGTGAAGAATATTTAGATTTAAAGAATTATAAAGTTAATCCTCATCGTGACCAATATGGTTGGACATCTAACAATTCAATATTTGCTGAGTTGGGAATGGACTATACAGAAGCCGCGAAGAGAATAAATGATAATGGAGAACCAGGATTTGCTTGGTTGGACAATATGAGAAAGTACTCAAGAATGAAAAACGGGGGTGATGATAAAGACCACAGAGCTATGGGAGGCAATCCTTGTTTAGAGCAGACACTTGAGTCTTATGAGTTATGTTGTTTAGTAGAAACGTTTCCTGACAATCACGATGATTTTGAAGATTATGCACGTACCCTTAAATATGCTTATCTTTATGCTAAAACGGTTACGTTAGGTAGAACTCATTGGAGTGATACAAATAGAGTGATGTTAAGAAACAGAAGAATTGGTTGTAGTGTTAGTGGTGTTGCACAATTTATTACTAACAGAGGTTTAGATGAACTCAAAGAATGGTTAAATGATGGATATGATGTTATTCAAAAATGGGATAAACAATATTCAGATTGGATGGCTGTACCTAATTCTATCAAAACAACAAGTGTAAAACCAAGTGGAACGGTATCTCTATTAGCAGGTGCTACACCTGGTCTCCATTATCCTGAATCAAGATTCTACATTAGAAGAATCAGAGTTTCAAAACATTCAGAATTATTAGAACCAATGAAGAAAGCAGGTTATAAAGTAGAACCTGCCTTTGGTTCTGAAGACACAACAATGGTTGTAGAAGTTCCTGTAGATGTCGGAGAAGGCATCAGAACTGCAGGAGAACT